GAAGAAGGTGATGCTTTACGCCTTACGGCAAGTGCAAACACTCGTCTTGAGGCTGTTTGTAGTTATGAGGAGATTAGTTAGTGAGATCTAATGGTGGATTTATTGGTCCAAAAAAGACAATAAATACTTCTGCTGCATCTGGTGTTTGGGCTATTCGTGATGCTCAACGAGAAAAAGGTGCTAGTAATTGGCCCCTTGTTTCTTTTTTAGTTGACTATCTTGTCATCGCTGGTGGGGGCGGTGGTGGTTATGAACGAGGTGGTGGCGGTGGAGCAGGCGGTTACCGATTGTCAGTTACTGGAGAAATGTCTGGTGGTGGTGCTTCCGCAGAAAGTTCACTAAGCCTGACGGCTGGGACCTACACAGTAACGGTTGGCGGTGGTGGTTCTGGATCATCAAGTGGTGTTGCTGGAACGCAGGGGAGTAACTCTGTATTCAGCACTATTACATCTACTGGTGGCGGTGGCGGAGGTAGTGGAAGCGGCGCTGGTACAACTGGTGGATCTGGTGGTGGAGGAAGTTATAACAGTAATGGTTCTGCTGGTACTGCCAATCAAGGTTACGCAGGAGGAAATGGCAAATACGCAGAAGGCGCTGGTGGAGGAGGTGGAGCATCTGCTGTTGGAGATAACGCAAGCGTAGCAGGTGGTGCTAATGGTGGCGCTGGAAGAACCTCATCTATCACAGGCTCTTCTGTGACCCGTGCTGGTGGTGGCGGTGGTGGAGGAGATGCAAACGTTGGAAAGATTGGAGGATCTGGTGGTTCTGGTGGAGGTGGTACTGGGTCTGGTCCTGGTGTTTCTTCTACTGCTGGAACTACAAACACTGGTTCTGGAGGTGGTGGTGGTAACTTTAACAGTTTAATGAATGGATCTGCTGGTGGTTCTGGAATTGTAATTATCAGATATTCTGATACGTTACCTGCTGCGGTATCTACTACTGGATCACCCACCGTAGCGACTACTGGTGGGTATAGAATATATACGTTCACTGCCTCAGGCAGTATCACTTTCTAGGAGAAGTTAACATGGCTCATTTTGCTGAACTTGGTGAAGATAACGTAGTCCTTCGTGTAATCGTCGTGTCTAACGACGACTGCAAGGACGAAGAGGGCAACGAGTCCGAGGCTGTTGGGGCAGAGTTCTGTCGCAACCTGCTCGGAGGAACCTGGAAGCAGACCTCCTATAACAACAACATCCGTAAGCGTTATGCAGGGGTTGGCTACACCTACAATTCTGCACTGGATGCCTTTGTGTCGCCAAAACCATTTCCGTCGTGGACTCTTAATGAGGAAACCGCTGATTGGGACCCGCCCGTTGCTCGCCCGACTGGAGGTCTTTGGGAATGGAATGAAGCAGAACAACAGTGGGATAGTTTGGTACTTCCTGAGTAATGGACCCACTTGAATACCAACTCAAGTTCCTAGAGAACGTTAATACAAATCTTGCAACTATTACTGCAAGTGTTGTTCCTAATAGTTCTATTACTACGTCTAAAATTGCTGATGGGGCAATCACCACGGCAAAGATCGCTGATAGTGCTGTAGTCACTGCTGACATTGCAGCGAATGCTGTTACCCAAGCAAAGTTGGCTTCAAACCTGTCGGCAGTAACGGTTACCACGTCTTCACTTGTCGGTACCGCAGTGCCTACCCCATTTACTGGACAAATGGCTTTTTACACAGACACCAACGCCATGTACGTGTGGACGGGATCTGCGTGGAGAAATATTACGAATCCCCCAGATTCTATTGTTCAAGTCAAATATGTGCGTACTGATAACCGTACCACCTATGCTTCAAACAACTCTGGCGACGGGACAACTATTACAGATTTGAATTTAACCATCACCCCTAAGTATTCAAACAGTTTATTGCTTTGCCAGTGGATGGTTAACGGTGAACTTCACCAAGACAACGTGTTTTTGATCCACAGAAATGGGGCACTTGTAACTACTTCTACCTATGAAGGTTATAACAATGCTCAGGGTAACAATAGGTGGTCTGGTATTGCATCGGGTTTCTACGATCAAAACGAAGACTCAACACCAAGTAACTGGTTTTTGCAATACCTGATTCCCGCTGGTTCTACTACAGCAACTACTCTTGCTCCCGCTGTTCGTAGTTCTAGTGGATCAAACTTCACGCTTGCCCTTAACCGCACTATTAACGCTGCTTCCCAAGATGCTTATGAGAGAATGGTTTCTACTGGCACCATTTGGGAAATTGCCCAATAAGGTAAAATAGGACTTATGGCTGTTCAAATCCAACTCCGACGAGGAACTGCTGCGGCATGGACCTCTGCCAATCCAACCCTTGCAGACGGAGAAATTGGTATTGAGTCCGACACAGGGAAGTTTAAAGTAGGCACTGGTCTTGCTGCTTGGACCAATCTTTCCTATGGTGGTATTCAAGGCACCAACGGTCAGGGAGTACCTACAGGTGGTACCGTTGGACAAGTTTTGTATAAGAACTCTAGTACGAACTATGATACGTCTTGGGTCTCCATGCACGAGTCCGATCAAACTATACTTAGTTCTCAAATCTTTAGTTAGGAGCGTAAGTGGCAACCTTTAGCAAAGTCAAACTGTCTGGTAGTACCAATGGTCGTGGTATTGCTGTTGTGGCTACCTCAACCCTTGGCACAACCATTCATGCCACGGGAACCTCGTCCAGCGTCTTGGACGAACTTTGGCTGTATGCCGCAAACATCCATTCCTCAGCAGTTACTGTGACCGTTGAGTTTGGTGGGGCCACTACAACTAGCGACCTTATTCAAGTATCGGTCCCAGCAACTCCATCTGGTCTTGTATTGATTTGTCCAGGTCTTATTTTGAGTGGAACTGGTTCAGCGGCAACTACTGTAACGGCTTTTGCTGGAACAGCCAGCAAGATTGAGATCTTCGGATTCGTCAATAGAATTGCATAGGTACTAACTAATGTCTAGGTACTCTGCTCGCACACTCGTTCAGCAATCCAGCGTTACCACTTGGGGTCAGGCCGCAAGTGGTGCTGTTGCATGGGGCGCTGGTACTGGTGGTACTCAATCAACTATTACGGTTGGCGCCGCTACTTATACCCTTCACACCTACACAGCAGATAGCACTTTTGTATGCACTAAGGCTGGCAAGGTAGAGATCTTCCTTGTTGGTGGGGGTGGGGGTGCAGGATTCAACTTCATTGGTCGTACCTACGGCGACTCTGGTGGTTCTGGCAGCGGTCCTGTTCAATGCACAATGAACCTGGCTCTTGGCACGTACACCATTGACGTTGCTGCCCCATCAACAAACAGTATCTTCTCCCTGTCTGGTGACAGTACGTACACAGTGCAATCAATGAGTGGAAGTAACGGTCCGTTAACTGGTGAACTAAGTTACGGAGGTACTACCGTTGCTCCCTACGTTTACATCCAAAATGCTTATGGTCAAAAGACCTTTAACGGTATTACGCCTTCAAACAACGTTACAAGCAAGGCGTACAACATGATTACCTGGGATGGTGGCACTGGGTGTTCAACGGGCAGTTGCACAAGCGGTCCATCAATCAGTTTTACTGGCACTGCGTATACCTATTCTTCTGGTGGTTCCTACTCATGTGGTGCTCAAGGTACTGGCGCTGGTTGCCGAGCAAACTCTCCATCAAACTACGGTGCTGGGGCGGGTGGTGGTGACTCTAACGGTGGGCATACCAGTGGAGCAAACGGTCTAATCTGCATTAGGTATCAGTAATGGTGTTCCCAGGTCTTCCCATCCCAGAACTCTACGCAAAGGTAGAGGATGGCATTGTGACCCACGTCGTTGCTGTTGAGAACTTTCAATACATCGTGGATAATCCAGATCGTTACGGCGATTCGTCTTTGTATGTACGCACCTACAACGATGATCCGTCAAAGATGTATGGCTATCCTGGTTTTGCTTATGACGCTGAAAATGACGTGTTTTACAACCCCAACGCTGACAATCCCGCAGACTTCCCGCCGTTGGAGACTACATAATCGCTTGATACGCTAACCGTATGAAGCAACAGAAGATTGAGTGGATCGCACGAGACGCTGCATCACATCACCTGATTCCATATCCAAAACCAACACGTAGTAATCTTCCAGATTGGTATAAGGCATTACCAACGTCTGGGCGCAACCTTGAATTAGAGCACGGGTTTAAAGTCAACCGTGAAGTGAAAGACTGCATGCCTTTCATTGATGCACTTACCTGCGGGTACGTGCAAGAGAGTTGGGTAGACGTTCACTTTGTGTTTGACAAAGACAAGGATGGTAACCCTACTTACGTTTGGAATCTTCCTATCCAAACCCCCATGATCAAAGACGCTAGGAATCCACCGAGCAATACCCCAGTTCCTCCTGGGTTTCACCAGTTTGAGTTCTTGACAGAAATGATCTGGCTTCCAAAGACCCCCAAGGGTTGGAGCACGCTCATCAGCCCAGTAATGAATCGCTACGATCTTCCATGGCAGGGTATGTATGGAATCGTGGACTCCGATGAGTTCTTCCACTGGCATGGCAACATTCCAATCTTTGTAAAAGACACGGGTGAGAAAGAAGTCCTCATCCCAGCAGGAACCCCCATGTACCAGATGACCCCGTTCTACAGGGCTAATTGGAAGTCTTTTGTTGCCGAACACTTTGATGAACTTGGGTTACAAAAGCGCACGTGGGACTACATCAAGTCTTACGGCCCTTTGTATCTGCGAAAGATGTGGAAAAAGAAGCGGTACGAATAGGCTAAAATAGGGGCATGTCAAAAATGCCCTGGCCCGTTGATCCCGTAAAGCACTGCTCGCATCTCAAGGGTAAGAAGCCCTCTGAGATTCAGCCTGGAATGCTCCGCAAGTTGTCCTGTGGTGGTCAGATGCACCACTGCGCTGCTCGTGCCTTTGAGGCACTGATTGCTGCTGCTAAGGCTGAGGGCATTGTCATCAAACCGACTTCAGCAGGCGATACTTTTCGCAGCATCGGACAGCAAAAGCAGGGCTTCCTTACTCGCTACCAGTTGGAGCCTGTTGAGGGCACCAGCACCCGTACCTACGACGGTAAGACGTGGTACTTGAAGAAGGGTCAGGCTCCGCTTGCTACCCCAGTGGATGATCCAGAGAAGTGCTCCAAGCACATGCTGGGCATCGCTGTTGACGTTGCCAATGCAAACGGTAAGGTCCTTGAGTGGTTGCTTGCCAACGAGCAGAAGTTTGGTTTTAGCCATGAGGTCGTTACGAATCCTGGTGCTGAACCATGGCACATCCGCTACACCGCTGGTGATGCAATTCCGCAGGCCGTCCTTGATTACGAGGCGACTCTTCCTCCTAAGTGACCTAAACTAGCCACATGGCAACACGTCGTGGTACTGGTATTAGCAAGGCTGGGCGTGAACGAATTAATGCTGCACTGACTCTGTACTCGGGCACCGAGAACATTGAGGAAGAAAAGCGCCGTAAGCGAGAAAACTTGGAGCGAGCACAGACCACGCCCATGACGGTCATCCCGTACGACCCAGAAACCACCTACCAGCACCCACCGTCTGAGAGTAGTCGTGTACAGGCGTACAAGTATGTGCGCTATAACGACGGAACTATAAGCGACGAAGATCGCCGTACTGGTGTGGGCGCCATCATTGGAGGGACAATCTACGGAACGCTATTCGTTCGGTTTGCTCGTGCCCAGACCCCGTGGAAATATATGAACGTCCCACAGAACATTTACGAAGCCTTTGCATCATCCCAATCCAAGGGACGCTTCATCAACTCAACTTTGAATAGTTTCCCTTATTCAAAAGCCACCGCAGACGAGGTAGCGACTTACTTCAGCGACATGTAGTCTGTGTGCCATGAACCGAGTGCGAGGATTTGGATTTATCTATTGGATTGTCAGGGACTTTGCTGACGTCCGCACGCCTATCGTTTGCACTGGGTTTATGAGAGAGGTAGATACCCCGTGGCGACACGGTAAGGGTCTTCAATTCCGAACACGCAAGCACACCTTGCAGTTTGGTCTCTGTCGTAAAACAAAACCACAAGACGATGTTGAGGGGGTCCTGAGCGCCGTCGGCGGAAGGATGCTGGACATCAGCGTTGACGAAATTGGGAGTTGGTAATGGCGATATTTAAGAAGGAAGTAGAAAAGAAGCACATCCCTGCTCGCATCAAGAACCTTGATCGTTCATCTCTTTTGACATGGTTTGACAACGGCATCATGTCTTTGGGGGCTGGGTTTGACAAGTGGCGCTTTCACGGAGCCAAACCCGTAGAGGTTGAGGAGGCGCTGGAGGCACTCACTCTTATTTGGTACGAACTTCAGCAACGTGTTGACGAAACAGGAAAGCACTGATAGGTTTGTTATATGGCACTTGACATGGACAACTACATCCAAATCCCAGACCTTGACAGCACCGAACTTCGTCGTTTGCAGACCGCAATTATGGACCTCTGCAACAACACGGGGTTCCACATGGGCAAGGTCGCTATCCGTCATCCTGAGGAGGAGTCCACGCTGCTCGTTGACTTCCGTAAGTTCTTGATGGCTCTGGAGACCGCCTCGGATACCCTTCAGGTCATCCCGAAGAGCACCCACTTCTCAAAGGACCAATTAGCCTTTGACTTCTAATCGTCTATGCTAGTTAGGTGCTAGTAGACGAAGAACTAAACGAAGAGTCTTTGCCCGATGACGTGGCAGACGACTTAGATGAGACCTCTGCCGAATTCCTTGACGAACTCGTCAAGCGAATCATCGTGTTCACGGAAGAGTTCTGTGACGTTGAGTTGTTCCCATACCAGATCCCGATTGCTTATCGGTTGATCCAGTCAGTCATCCTTGGTGACGGTGAGGAAATGACCGTCGTCGCCACCCGCCAGAGCGGTAAGTCTGAGGTGCTATCCAACGTCATGGCATCGCTCATGGTCATCTTGCCCAAGTTGGCAAAGGTATACCCAACGTGGCTTGAGAAGTTTGAGAAGGGTTTCTGGTGCGGTGTGTTTGCCCCAGTTGAAGATCAGGCAGACACGGTGTTTAGTCGCATTGTCAGCAAGTTGACAAGCGACCATGCCATGGACTTCTTGCTTGATCCTGAGATTGGCGACAAGGCAACGTCTGGTGGTGCTCGTGGCAAAGGACGCATCATCACCCTTAAGCACTCTGGTTCGCTTTGCCGTATGCAGACCTGTAACCCCAAGGCAAAGATTGAATCCAAGACTTACCATTTCGTGCTCATTGACGAGGCTCAGGAAGCCGACGAGTACATGATCGCCAAGTCAATCAAGCCAATGCTTGCGTTCAACAACGGTTCTATCTGTCTGACGGGAACTGCTACTAGAAACAAGTCGTACTTCTACAAGATGATTCAGTACAACAAGCGCCGCATGGTGAACGGTGGGCGCAACACCAGACCGTGCCATTTTGAGTACGACTGGCGAATCGCAGCCAAGTACAACCCCAACTACGCCAAGTTCATCTCCAAGGAGAAGTTGCGCATTGGTGAGGACTCAGACGAATTCCAGATGTCGTACTGCAACAAGTGGGTTCTTGAGAAAGGTATGTTCGTTACCGAAGAACGCTTGGAGCGCCTCTACGACCCGTCCATGGGACTTGTCAAGCAGTGGTGGAGAACTCCTGTTGTGGTGGGTATTGACGTCGCCCGTTCCAATGACTCAACCGTAGTGACAGTCTGCTGGGTTGACTGGGACCACCCAGATCCGTTTGGCTTCTTTGAGCATCGCATCTTGAACTGGCTG